CACTCTATCTAAACACGAAAGACCACTCGCAAATATAGATACATTTGATGAACTCAATAAAAAAGTCTTACAAATGGCAGATGACGGTATATGTCTCGGTGTCTCACTCAAACGACTTGAAAGTAGAGAGAAAATAGAAGAATTTAATAGAACAAAACTCAGTGATAAATCATGGAAAACATGGTCATGGGGTAAAACAGGTGATTTCTTTAGTTCACAGGATATTTACGTTACCATGTCTAATAAACTTGTTCAGTTTCGTACATTTAGTGGTGACACATCATGGCAAGGTGAGATTAAAGGTCTTGCAGCTGCTGGGGGTAAGATCGGTGGTGGTAATGTTAACTTCTTTGTGAATAAAATATTCAGTACGCCCATATACGATACAGAGGCGAACTTTCTAAAATCTATTAAAGACGATGATGTTGCATACGATTATCTCTATGAGGGATATGTTCGTCACAATAAAAATTCAACACCTAAGAAGTCGGTGTTAACAAAGGATGAATTTATGAATGAGGTGCAAGGCCAAGATCGTAATTTTATCAATTCAAAGGCGATATGTATCGCATTCTTAGATGCCGTTTATGCAGGCAATGCCCAAAAAAGAACCGAACTTGCTAACTCAATGTTTGGTTATGCAAGTTCGGCTACCGATGTATCTAGTTTCTTTATAAAAGTATCATAGAACCCATAGTTCTAAGTATCTATCGGTGAACGGATCCACGTTCTCATCACCTCTATCAATATATAAAAATGATGTTTGTTTTGTGATAGTTCGATACTCATGGTCGAAATGGATATATCTCGCTACTGGTTCATCACCAATGCCTCTCCATCTATCAGGAAAGAAAGGTCTCACGTTCTTCTCATAGTTGTCAATCAATTGTTGATTCATTGGATTTGAATCACCACCTACGTAGTACTTACCTAAAATCGCTGGGTCTAATGCAAGATTCACACCATCGTGTTCACCTGCTAGAAACTCAATAAAGGTATCGTACTTAGCGACAGTCTCTTCATTGAACATGAGATTCACTAGGTTTGGATATTGACCATAGTTGAATTGATAGAAATAAGGTAAAAACTCAGTACCCTCAGTTTCACCCCAATCTGACACAAAACCAATAGTCGAAGCATTATCGTTATTGATTCGATCAGTTTCTTCTTGTGTTAAAGTTAGATTGGTTTCTTCTGCATTGCCTCTATCAGGTAATGTAGAATATAATATTGACTGCACCAATTCACGACAAACAACGTTTGCATCGATGAACATGGTCTTGTCATTCTCACCAAAATAATTATTTCTGAAGAGATAGCGTTGATAGAAACTTGGGTGTTTCAATACATCATCGTCACTCTCTCGCATAAAGCGAATGAACTTTACAGGACCCTCTTGTTTGAGTCCAAGTGCATCAAATTCCTCTTGGGGATAATCGGTTACAATCCAGAATTTTGCTATTAAATAACCATCAGACTCAAGCGCTCTGTTTCTATCTAGTGATAGTTTCAAACGTCTTACGTCTTGTGGTGTAACCTTAGGATCATCGGTTACGCAGGTTGTTACGATATTAAATGCCATTATATACTCCTATCTTCGCATTCTCGCCAAATCTTTGGCGTAATTTTTATCATCTTCAAATACAGGTACTAGGTTTGATTTATGCATCGCCGCTATACCTAATAATTTTCTTTCTCCTGTGTACTGCATAGGTTCTACACGTGGTGTACAGTTACCTGTTGCATTCGTCACTAACGAAGGATAAGTTTCTGCTACTTCTCGAACTATCTGTTTATAGATACGTTCTTGTTGTGCAATCAACTCATCATATTTAGGTCGCTTGGCTTTGTTAAATGCTTGAGTCTTACGTTTCTTTCCATGTGGACCGTAACGTAGACTAGTTGCTAGATTTAAATAACCCATGCCACCTATCCTACTACAACATCTGCGATATTGTCAATAGTAAAAATGGAGCGGATAGACAGAATCGAACTGTCATCTCGACCTTGGCAAGGTCGCATAATAACCGTTATACTATATCCGCTAAAACCAATCTATCCAACCTGTAGCGATATATTTCTCGCCGGACAATGGTGGATTTCCACGATGAAAGTGTGTAAATCCTGCAGGCCAAAGCACGAAGGTGCCACGCTCAGGTGTGATTCGCCTATGTTGGTATAAAAACTCACTCTCACCGCCATCATTGACATCGTTTAGATATAACATCCATGCCAATAGTGTTCTGTTGCTGTCTATTTTATGTGTATGTTCAGTATGCCAATTGTGATAACCACCACCTGGCAATGTCTTCTGTAGTTTTGCTGATGACACGAATAGACCTCTGTAGTGTCCATCTGTCAATACAGGATATTTTTCTTCCCATGCTGGTATGATATCTGCCTCTATACGGTCTACAAGTTCTTGTGAATGGGGTAATAAGGCACTTGGCAGATCATGGCAAAATATACTCTCATCTTTCTTACGTGTCCAATGTTTAGTATCATAATCTTTACGATTCAATGTCAAGCCTTTCTCATGGGCTGTATCGAACACGTGTATAAAATCATCTATAAGGTCATCAAATACACCTGTAAATAAAAATATATGATCACCTATGTCTTCAAATTTCATATCCATAATACTCAAAGTCCTTTTCGTATGCTTGTCTGACTATCTCCTTCATACCATCGTTCAGTTCTATATTTAGGTCACTTGTAAAACCTACTTCTTTTGCTACATCATCATGTGACCAATTGTTAATGTCTCGTCTTGTCATATCAAATTGTAATGACTCGATAGTTAATGTGTAGTCTTTAATATCTTCTAGTCTAAACCACCTTGTCTTCTCTTCACCGTGATAGTGTGTATATGCATTCTGAGCTTGAAATATATTACCAATAGGTGACATTTCATTCATAATGACACCTGATAACCATTTTTGACTTTCATGTACACCAAAATCAAAATCGCCTGATGGTTTCTTTAACATGTACATCATAAGAAATTTCAATTGCGATGCAAATCTGTCGTATGGGTTTCTTACAATGGTGTATAGTGGTGTATCAGTTGTCAATAGATCAGGACAGAATAACTCAGCATTATACAAATGAAAATGTTGTGTAGAATACGTATAGTGTTCTGTCTGTTTATAGTCAAGTACATCATTTGGTATCCTGTTATGGTAATCCTTGTACTCATCCATTATATAAAATTCTATGAATGAACCTGCACACTTAGCAGGATGCATGAAATAGAACTCGTACTCTGTGGCGTCTCTACGCTTTACTCCGAACATCGTACCCTAATAACTCAAAGTCTTTCTCATATTCAAAATTGACAATATCAATCAGTGTTTGATTTGGTTCAAATGATTCTAATGGTGTCATTGGGTACATGCTAGATTTGATAATCTCTTCATGTGACCAAACCTTTTTGTGTTTAGATAAATCGAACTCTATATTACCCCATGTGAATGGTTTGTCGTCTTCTAGTTTTTGAAATTGTGCTATCTGCTTATTTTTGTAAAATATAAACTCGTGTTGAGGTCTCATCAAGGCGACCATATTCACCATTGTGTGAGCGCTGTATCTTCTGTCAGGAAACATTGCTTTGTCTCTGAACCACCAATATGCAAGAAAACGAATCATCGATACCGCTCTGTCATATGGATTTCTGACCATTGCATATATCGGTCTATCGTTATCAGTCACAGAACCTGGATATAACATTTCTTGTTGTTCTAATGGTATATGGTCAGCTACAAAATGTTCTTCGTTTTTATACTCAGGATACTTTCTCTCAAATGCCTCTTCTAAATTACCATCAGCAATATGATCCATTTGATAGGCATTCTCTTCACAAATTGCTTTAATACAATGACCACCTGCACGTGGCACATGTGAGAAAAACCACTCGTATCGGTTCTGTCTCTCACCCTCTTTAAAATCTAAAGTTTTAATTACTCCTTGCATTCCCACTCCCGTTGATGCCATTTGAGACTACATTCTGCACCACAAAATATATGTACAGGTTCTTTATTAGTTGATGTATGATATTTGACTGTATCAAGCATTACACGTCTATTACAATAACTGCATGGTGCAACATTAGGGTCTTGTTGTACAAACATTACTTCTTATACCTCTGAAACCATACTGCTAGTACCCACCTTTCACCTGCATAGATCGGTTCGACCATATGCCATAGTTCAGTACTATTATTAAATGCAATCATTGATCCTGATGGCGCCTTGATTGTGACACCTGGTTCTACTACGAATCTACCACCATCGTAATTGTCGTTCAATGTAATAATAGCTGTAGCACTATCATCTTGATCTGCTTGATCTTTGTGAGGATGGAAAAACCCACCTGTACGATATCTAATGATCTGACAAAAACTGACTTTAAAATAGTCTCTATGATCTGGTTTGATATCTTCTAAAATCTCTTCTACTCTTATAAGTTCATCACCATATATCGTGGTGTGTTCTCTATTGCCATCATGAGGCCATTGGTACTTGTATGTTTTTAAATTGTCTTGTAATTCTGGATCAGTCGGTAGTATTTTGAGACCATCTATATTGATATCTGAATAAGGTAAACTATTATGCAGCTCTATCAGTTCATCACATATAGCATCGTCAAGTGTGCATGGCACAAAATTGATCCATGTTTTACTCGTGTTTGGTTTATCTATCTCTGGCATGGGTGGTAAAATATGACTTGTGTAAATCTCCACTTATCATCTTTATAATTATCGTAATTATTTATGTATGCGCCATGCATCCTGTTACCTGGAAATATGACAGCACGATTGAACTTGGCAGGTATGATATGTTGTATGTTGAATTTCTCTTCTACTGGATATAACAGACTTTGTTCTTCATGGTTTGTAATCCATTCACCACCATATACGGCAGTACCACCATCTTCTTCTTTATCTAAGTAGACAAGAAAGTTCAGTGTTGCTGTCTCGTTAGGGCATGACAACTCTGAGTCGATATGTGGATAATGTTGTAGTTTGTTATCAAATACATTGATAGTTTGAAAACAGTTGAACTCAATCAATCTTGACCAATCGTATTGACCTTTCCAAAAGTATCTACGACATATATCTAAGACTCTCTGGTTTTCGTTCTCGTATATTCTAGTAGGGTGAGCAACCTTGTCTACTATTCTACAGTCGTTGTAGTCTATGCCATTTCTACCCTTACGTTCTGGATTATATTTCCATAATGGGTAATCTCTCTTCATCAAATGGTCATAGATTGCATCTGGATTCTCATAGAAATTATCAATGGTTATACAGTCGTTCTCAAACGTATGTTCTAATTTAGGATTGAGTTTGTATAACTCATCTATAGCATATGTACTCATTCTTCACGTCCTAAAAAATCATAGCTCATCTGATCACCTTCAGTATAGAAACCTAACTTCTTACTATGATTTAAATTAAATGATATACTATATCTAGTGTAACTTTCTTTTGGGTTGTGATCAGGTGGAACACAATGCATCAAGTAACTAGGCCATAAGGCGAAGTCACCACTCTGAGCTTTGAATGTCATATCATTTAAACTACCACTCGTACCAGTGTATGTCATTTTCTCATTGTGTTGCATGTGTTTCTGATTCTCACCTGCTTGATGACCAAAGATAGTCGTTACATTTGGATTAAAGAACTTAATAGGTTGTGAGTCTTCGTCAACATCAACATAATATGTACCACTCATCAATGAGTTAACGTGATTATGTACCTCATGTGAATGATGTGAATCGTATCGATTCATCCATGCAAAGAAGTGAATGTCATGCCTTGATAGATAGTCTACATTACTCTCAAATACGTTCTTTACAAATAAGATATATGTATCTTTCATTTGATTGACGAATGATGTCCACCAAGGTAAAAGATACATTTGTTCACGTATGTCTTCGTCAAAGTATGTTGTATAGTTTATAAGATTATCATCACCATGTCTATCAGCGACTTGATCGATCAATCGATCCATATCTTGTCTAACTCTCTGGTGATCTAATTTGAGTTTACCTGATAGAAATGGAATTGGAAACAAATAGTCTACATCTGTCTCGCATGGTTGAAAATTGTTATTTAAGTTTTTATCGAAGTTAATTTTCATTCTTTTTCACACTTGCACCAACACCCTTATCTCCATTTGGCATTGTTACATCTTCATAATATGCTATGACAACTCCTAGTTCTCTTATATATCGTCTCAGTTCTTGTACATTTGTAGACATCAATTGATAGTCTGATATTGTTGTAGCAACGAACAGTACATCGCCTGCATTTGCTCTCTTCATATCATCTAAGAAACGGTCAAGATATGTATAACCTACAGGCCAGTCTGGATTTTCTCTCTCTTCTAAACTACACTCTTTAGGTCTTTTATCTTCTACTTTCTTACAAGGATTTGTAATGATTGCTTCTGACACTACGTACCATTTAGGCACGTCTAATTCTAATGGTCTAGGTAGTGTTGGTTGTATAATATCTAATTGTACAGGTTTACTGACAACTTCTACTTTCTTTGTACCAAATATACTACAACTACTGATCAGAATTGCGGCTGTCACGATTGCTAATGTTCTTGCTATCATTCATTATCTCCTCAAATACTGCCTTTGTGGCATTGTTGACTCTTGTTTCAGTCAAACCTGGTTTCATTAATGCAATTTTATCTAGGTTGTGTTTTCTAAAAATTGCCAAGTACTGATCTTTTTCTTTTTCGATCTCCGCATTCATACGTGTCAAATTGGACAATGCTTCTGCTTGTCGCTCAAAGTTTTCTTGTATTGCTACAATTGTAGCCTGTTGTTCAGCAACTGCAAGTTCTAGTTTGACGTTGTTGTCTTTTAGGGTCTCATTCTCTGAGTATAACCACCAACATCCAAGTCCAAGAACAAGCATAATGCCAATAAAAAATTGATTCATTATACGTCCTCTATTATGTAGTTTAGACCAGCTGCACTGCGATATTCAACAATTCTGTCGTCTTCGTCTCTGAATTTTAGGTGTTTGTCTTTCTGTATAAAGACTTTCTTAGCGATAAACTTCCTATCGTCTGCATCACCATATTGAGAGTTAAACGATACAGTAATTAAATATCGTGTCTGAAATAAACTCTTTAACCATTCTATAAATTTCTTCATTTTGTATCTTTACCATTATACATTAGGCCATGACTTCCGTATAGTGCCTTTTCATCTTCTTCCAACATATTTAGTGCAGTATCCAGATCAACGTCTTCTGCAAGATATCTCTTCAATATTACACATTGAAAGTCTCTACAGACCCTAGGCCGATCTTCATAGATTTTACATGTGTTATCTGGATTTAGTTGTTGACATGGTAATGATGAAAGTACAAAATCTCCTTGATATTTTGGTGTATAGGTAACATCGAATAAGTCTATACGATCACCGTGGAGTAGTTTTATAGATTTGAAATAGACACCATTACAACATCTACCACACTCTAAACACAAATCATTACCATTTCTCATGGCAATATTTAGGTATAAAAAAAGGGGAGTTTTCTTTAAAGTCAAAACTCCCACACCGAAAAATAGACCGCAAATTATGTTTCAAAGTTTTGAATGGGTCTAGTAAACACCTCGCATGTGAGGAAAAGTTAGACCACCCTTTCGGACCACATTGTTACTTCCATCCAATACTCTTCAGCAGTGTTCAACAATGTGTACTTCGTAACGGAGTCGAGGGGGCTACTTCTCCTCGATTTCTGTCGACTACCCTTCTGCGCTACGGAGTGTCTTTAGTTGTTCGATAGTGTCTCTTGCATTGGTATGAATGATACCAATACCACCAGCATCTTCCCAAGCTTTGATGTTCTTTGGTCGATCATCGATCAGAACATTACCTTCGATAGCAAAGGCAGCTTTTTGAGTACCTGTATATGTACAAGTCACTACTACATTTGGATCTACATATCTTTTGATCCACTCTTGTTTGTCATAGACTACCAACTCTCTGTTGACTACACCAGCAGCAGTCAATATTTCCCATGGTAACTCAGTGTGTTTGATATACCCTATCAAGTCATACATATCTACCATTGGAGGTAAGTTCGCAAATAGTCTTTTGTTTGTTAGTTCTTCTTTTCTCTCGTCATACTCTGTATGGCCTTTATCATCATTGGTCAAAGGGTGACCAATATACTCAGGTTGTTCTACGCCTTTTAGAAAGTCGGCTAGAACACCATCCATGTCAACGAAGATTCTTTTAACTTTATTACTCATCATGTATATCCTACGATTTTTTGGGGGTCATTGTCAACCCCTTGTCAAGCAAAAAATGGCGTCCTCGGCAGGAATCGAACCTGCAACCTACAGTTTAGAAGACTGTTGCTCTATCCTGTTGAGCTACGAGGACTGTTGACTATTGCCAGAAGTTCTCGTATATCCAAGACTCTTTTCTATATGCTTCTCTCTCATATGGGCTACGTGAGTATGGATGGACATTTGTTTCGCCTTTCCAATTTCTTAGTTTAGGCGATAGTTGACCAGTTAAAAACTGTTTTGCATGTACTAGTTCGTGTGCTAGTGTGACCATTTGTTGCTCAAATGATATTGGTTTGTTGAAACAAGTACGTGACAGTTCAATCTCTATGTTTCTCTTATCACCTAGACAAAACCCTAGACAATTATCTTCTAAGGCGTTAGTGATACTGATATTGACATAGATTACTCTACGTAGTTTTGGTATGAAATAACGAATTACGTTCTTCACGTATTGTTCTATTTGTCTCTTGTTTTTGATACGACCATTGAAATCTACAACTATGTTGTCATTGAATTTCACGTACTTCTCCTGACTATTCATAAAAGTTATCAAAAGGCACTGATTTGGTGCCCTCCATCTCCGATACAACTCTGTCGTGTAATTTACGTACTTTATCTCTGTATGAGAAACCAAGGCGTGGTTCTTTCTTACCATCTTTGTAAGGTGGTGTAAGACCACGTTCAGTATATTGTTCTGCTGTGATGTCGATGATTTTTTCACCGTCTTGACACCACCAATGATATTCACCCTCTTCATCTACACCTCTGTATAGGTCTAATTCAGGAAAGAAATCTTGTAATACTGCTGATGCATGATAGCAGTGACCTGCCATCTTCTGTTGGGCATTCTTGTTTATCCAACTCTTAGATAATAGATCGGTTGTGAGATTGTTTTTGATTAACTCAATCGTCTGGATCAAATTCGTCATAATAAAAATCTGTCACTTTATTAGAACAAAACGAACACACCTTTGGTGTCAATTCATCTTCTTCTTCAATTGGTTCGTTAATAGGTATAATTTCAAATTCATTGAGACATTCATCACAATAGTATCTTACTTTAATCATTTTGGGGTATATAATCCTCGTCTGTCTTGCCTGTGTTAATCATTATCATTTTCCACATACTTTCGAAAGATTTCTTTTTGCCTTCAGTTTTGTTTGGTTTAATCTCTACAGCATATGGTAATGGGTGTTTTGCTTGAGATTTTTGGAAGTCTAAGCCAGATGTATAGACTCTGACTTCACAAAACTCTCTGTCTATTTGTTTGAATAGATGTTTCCATCTTTCACACTGAACGTCTTGGTCTTGTTCAGCTGGTAAATACAAATAGAATCTTCTCATACGTTTACTGGTCCTAGTGCATTCTTATGCCATTGTTCTAGCTCTGTATAACCACCAATGTTATTGTCATCAATTCTGATCTGTGGAAATGTTCTAGCACCTGGAAATTGTTCAAACAATTCTTCACGTGTAAAGTCTACGTCTAATTGTTTGTACTCGTAAGCATAGCCGTTTGCTTCGCAAAGTTGTTTTGCTTTGTCACAAAAAGGGCATTGTGTTTTACCATATATCTCAATCATGCCAACCTCCTTCATAGTCAATTTTATATAGGTTTTTTATTTGTTCAATTTGAGAATTTGTTAAGTCAATATTTTCTCTTATTTTGTTAATATGCACTTCATTTTCTACGCCCAACCTTATCATAAGATCGTCTAAATGGTCAAGGGGGATAACCTCGGCATATGCCTCTATATCACCCATAATGATCTTCTGTGGTATGAAATGCTCGTCTGGAATCTCACCTTCCGACACCATAGAGATCGCCATGTCAACTGTGGCGTACTGATTGGACTTACGTAATTGTGCTACTGCCGATCTAAATCTGTCTACTGGATCTCGTCTCACTGCCAGTCTAGGCATGCCCTCTCTGAACTCTTTGTTTAGAAATCCAGAGTATGGCAATGATTGATCTTGTAACCCTAACAGTACTGTCTTTGCATATATGATAGACGAACTACCATTCTTAGGGCAAACACATATATCGAAATCATCGAAATATACTATGTTATAATTTAAAATCTGAAAACGTGTCATCTGTTACATCTTGTTTGATGCCACCAATGAGATATGATTCTATCTCTGTTTCTTGTGGTGCATTCTGTAGTCCTCTACTGTTGAACCAGTGTTGAGTCCAAGGTAAAGGGTTGTTAGTAGATGATATGTCGTAGATTGGATTCAAACCAATTGCACGTAGTCTTTTGTTTGCAGTGTATTCTACATATTTGCCAAGAAGAGGCACTGATAGACCAATCATTGATCCATCTTTGAATAGATATTCTGCCCACTCTTTCTCTTGTTGTACTGCATCTTCGTACATTTTGTAAACTTCTGGTTCACAATCTTTCATAACCTTGTTCATTAACTTGTCGTTTTCATGGTTTTTGTAACATTTTAGAATGTGTTGTGATATTGCAAGATGTTGAGCCTCGTCTCTTGCAATGAATGATATAATCTTGGCACTGCCTTCCATGAGTTTAAGTTCACCAAAACCAAATGAACAGGCAAAAGAGACGAAGAATCTTATACCTTCTAAAATGTTGACACTAATCAAGGCAAGATATAATGCCTTGTAGAGATCATAGTCGTCAACTTTTAGACCTAAGAGTCTTCGCCTGCCTAGTGCAATGAAATCGTCATATTTCTCTGTAACCATTTCAGCACGTTTGATAATTGCAGGTTCGTCTATTATTGTATCGAATATATCACTAGGGTCAGCATAAACATTCTTTATAATGTGTGTATAGGAACGACTGTGGATCGTCTCCATGAAGTCCCAAGTGATAATACAAGACTCAAGTTCAGGTAGGGTCACAAAGGGTAAAAATGCTATGGACGGTGCCCTACCTTGAACTGAATCTAAAAGGGTTTGATATCGTAAATTAGACGTAAAGATGTGTTTTTGTGCATCGGTTAGTGATTGATAATCTGCTCTATCTTTTTGTAGAGATACTTCTTCAGGTCTCCAAAAGAAACCTAATTGTGTTTGTGTGAGTTTGTCAAAGATTGGATATTTGAACTCATCGAATCTTTGTGTGTTCAATGGTTCACCAAAGAATGGTTTTGCCTTCTTAAAATTTACGTTGTTCTTGTTAAATACTGTCATCTTTATTCTCTTTTACATCTAGCACTAGTTCATCATAGTTATTTACAAAATCTATCTGTGCCTGTTTATCTCTGTCATATTCTGCTTGAAAGGCATGATATTGTTTACTTCTCTTGTCACTTGATATGAGTCTGTTTGGTCTACCATCAAAATCTAATGCTGAGTATCGTTGTCTAGCGGCACTAGTTTTGACACCCTCATCATCATACCATTCATTGAAACCTGCCATGTGAGTATTTGCATTGTACCAATGTAGAAATATATGGTAACTATAATCACCTGCAAGATAGTCACGCCAATGTGGTATATTTGGCCCTTGATACATCATAATATCACCAGGTTCTAACAACACTTTCTTACAATTGTTCTTTTCTCTGTCTCTATGATTTAGATTTTGTGTGATATCTTTGACGTGTTGATTATCCATTGTGATGAAGTTTTCATCGTTTCGTAACCAAATAGGCCAAGGCGTATTGTCATCTGTTTTGTAATCTAAACAAAGTGTAGCACTAATTTCACAAGACGCTCTATCTAAATGTGAACCTAGATATGCACCTCTATCATAACTACGTGTGTAAGAGTATGTCTGCCTTAGATCAATGTCTAAGTGTCTCTGCAAGGCAGTTGTTACATATTGGTGTAATGCAATACCCCATGGTGTACAATATCCTGCTTTAGATTTCTTCAGTGATACTGGTTTACCATCAGGCCCACCAGTAGTTATCTCGTACTCTTCTACTTCTAATACGTCACCTCTATGTTCTGTAGCACGCCATATATCCATGGTATAGTCTATGATGTCTTGAGGTATTAGATTACGTATGACTACGTATCTATCTTTCCATAACTTCCATGTGTTCTCATTGGTTGTACCACGTAACCATTTGTTGTCTTCGTTTAGTTTCTTATACTTTACTGTCTTTTCTTCAAATGGCACACGCTTCACAATCTTCTTCCTCACTGGATTCATATTTAGACATTACATTAGCAGCATCATCGACAGCACTAGGTGTATCTTCGATTACATCTTCTTTCTTACCATCCATTGTGTTCTGATAGTAAGATGTTTTCCAACCAAGTTTATAGGTTGTCAATAAGTCTCTTGCCATTACAGAAATTGGCACTTCACCATTCTCGTAATTTTCAGGATTGTATGACCAATTGCCTGATATTGCCTGATCAAAGAACTTCTGCATCACTGCAACTACATTGATATAACCCTCGTTTGATGGCATATCCCATAGGCAAGTGTAACTATTCTTTAGTATACTATATTGAGGCACAATCTGTTTCAGTGTACCTTTCTTCGATTTCTTCACTGACAAGTAATCTCTAGGTGGTTCAATACCATTTGTTGCATTTGATACAACACTAGATGATTCACTTGGCATTTGTGCTGACAATGTACTGTGTCTCAGACCATGTTTTTTTATATTTGCTCTGAGTTGTTTCCAATCCATATGGAGTTTTGAGTTCACTAGTTCGTCAACATCGTTCTTGTATGTGTCGATAGGTAGAATGCCCTCTGCATATTTTGTTCTGTCAAAATAATCACATGCACCTTTCTCTTCTGCAATCTTATTGGAACTTTTTAGGAGGAAATACTGGAATCTCTCTGTTAAATCGTGTACCAGCTGCCAAGCATTCGGTTCGTGGTATTTTACTTTGTTCTTAGCAAGATAATGTGCAAGTCCAATGTAACCAATGCCAAGTGATCTACGTGCAAGTGTAGATATCTTAGCCGCTTCTACAGGATATTCTTGGTAATCTATGAGTTCTTCTAACCCTCTGACTGATAGATCACATATCTCTTCAAACTCTTCTTCTTTAACTATGCCTACATTGATTGCTGATAAGATACACAATGCAATCTCACCATTGCCATCGATGTGTTCTATTGGATCAGTAGGCAATGTAATCTCCTGACAAAGATTGCTCATGTTTACTTTGTCTAGGAAACTACTATGAGAATTACAGTGATCTATATTCATAATATAGATTCGGCCAGTCTCCGCTCTTTCTTTAAGTAGATCGGTAATTAATTCTCTTGCATTAATCTTTTTCTTTGGTACAGATGTTGCCCTTTCGTATCTCTCATACTCTGCATCGAAATCATCGGTTCCGAATAACTCGTAAAGGCCAGGCACATCATGGGGTGAAAAAAGTGTAATATCTTCGTTTTTAAGAAATCTTTCATAGAATAGTTTTGATAGTTGAATAGAATAGTCTAACTTTCTGACTCTGTTGTCTTCTGTGCCTTTGTTGTTTTTGAGGACGATGATGTCTTCAATTTCTTGGTGCCAAATTGGGAAATGGACAGTAGCACTTCCGCCTCGAACACCGTTTTGCGTACAGCATCTAACTGTCGACTCAAATTTCTTAAGGAAAGGGATAACACCTGTATGTTGGACTTCACCACCTCTAATTTTGCTTCCAATTCCTCTGATTCTACCTGCATTGATTCCTATTCCTGCTCTTTGTGCTACATAACGACCAATAGCCATGTCACTAGCAAAAATTGAAGATAAAGAATCATCACTATCTACTAATACACAACTTGCAAATTGTCGTAATGGTGTTCTGACACCTGCCATGATAGGTGTCGGTATGTTGATCTTAAATTGAGATATAGCATCGTAATATCTCTTAACTGTATCTAGTCTGTTCTCACCATAGTTTCTAAACAATGTCATGGCAATTAACATGTACATGAATTGTGGTGTTTCGTAGATTTGACCAGATGATCTGTCTTGTACTAAGTATTTATCTACAACTTGCTGTAAACCTGCATAAGTAAAGTCAAAATCTCTACTATGTCTCAAGGCTTTGTTTAACTTGTCTAACTCTTCGTCTGAATACCATTCTAGTATTTCTTGGTCGTATACGCCTTTCTCTATGTTTCTCTCTATCAAGTCTTTAAGTTCAGGATATATCTCTGCATCTTTCCATTTTGTGTTGAAGACTTGTTTCTGAATTGCAAAGAGTAGAAGTTTAGATGCAACGAACTGATAATTAGGCGACTCTAGTGAAATGAGATCACTAGCAGACTTGATTAAAATCTTTTGTATTTCTTGTGTTGTGATGCCGTCATAGAACTGTAGACCACTATTCATTTCTACCAATGACTCAGATACACCTGTAACACCTCTACAGGCCTTCTCTACCATTCTATGGATTTTATCTAAATCTATTGAGACTTTTTCGCCATCAGATTTTAATACCTTTATTTCAGAATTCATGTACGTTTATACTCCTTCAATTGTAATCTCGCTGAAAGACCAGAGACAACACAATTGTCTATAATTTGTTTTACTTCTATTTCTGATATGCCACTAGAAATCATATCATTAATATCTTTACAATCGGCAATACGTTTATCATTCCATATACAGACACGATAACCCAAAGAGATAACCTCTTCTAATTTCTTTATGATTTGTTCGTTTCTAGGTTCGTTGTCGTATATAAGTATTGCATTATCTTTTATATCATCGCTGATCTTTTTAAAATCACTACCACCGACTGCGATACTGTTTGGTAGGAATAAACTATCTATCGGCCCCTCTGTGACGTAAATAGTTTTTGTTTTGTCCACGTTCTCAATGTTGAAGATGAGTGGAACATCATCCCGAAACCTCATTGTTAGATATCTTAAGGGCGAACCGTTAATGGCACGACCTGTAAGACCAACTAGTTTCCCATTCTCATCGTAGAATGGCATAATAATTCTTGGATCATTGCCTAGAACTCTGTCTTTATATCTTGGTGAAAGATATGATAGAGTTTGTGCATTGTCGACATACCATAGATTTGTCATCTTAAATTCTGGTATGCCTCTCTCTAAGAGATAGTTTCTTGCAACTGCTTTCTCAATTACTGGAACTGCAACAGCAACTAGTGAATTATCTTTTATATTTAGATTTTCTTGCCTTGGGGTAAACTTGAATTTATCACTTGATGGCATTTTTTGGGCTGTTTTTTTACGCCCCTTACCACTCTCTTTCAACCACTCTTTGATGTATTCTTTGTGTTGTACAGGAAAATGATCTTTAATGAAATTTACACTTGATGTAGTCTTGCCACAATTATGGCACTTGTATACAAACGATTGATCTACTTCGAAGTGATAACCTCTGGCCTTGTACTTGTTCTTTTGAGAGTCGCCACAATATGGACACCTGTGATTTAGTGTATTATCATTGGTCCACTTCGCCATGTCTAGTGAAGACATAACAAGGGACAAGTATTTACGTTCTAACCATAGCATAGAATACTATTATACTACTGGTAGACTAGGTTTTCAATATACTTTTTGCTTTCTTTTTGGGTACTTGGATGACGTATCTATTCTCAACAACTTTAGGTTTTTCCTCTTCTACTCTACGAGCAATCATACCTGTGGATGAGACTAGTAACAGGACAGCCAGTGGATCAAATACAAATATTAGCGCATAAATCACCCAGCGGACAGCGTTGTCAAGATACTTGACAACTTCCTCTTCGCCATATATGACTTCTGCAACATATTTGATTGGTCCTATCTTAGAATCCTGTTCAAGTTGTCGTCTCTGAATAGGAAGTTTTTCTTCAGTGTACTGAGTTATCAATGCCACTGAGGCATCAATGTCTTCAGCGATCTGAGCCCTTTCATCTCTTTGTTGTCTATTGATATAGTTTCTATCTTGTGGACGCCCTGTGGTGACGACCAGGTCGAGTCCTGAGAGTCTTTCTTGTAGTCTTGTAATCTTATCTTCTTCTGCACCAATACGAACATCTAGTATCGACAACTCTAAATTGTTACCATCACCTACTAGGTTAACTTCAATATTCGCTTTTGACAAGTAACCAAATATACCAAGTGATGTAATTAACATCAATACTGCTACAGATGCAAGTAAATAGTATTTTAAATAGTTGAGTTTTTCCCATGCAAGGTGTAGATAAGCCGCAGTGACAAGTTTACCTGTCTCTAATGCTGACATCATTACTATTGTTCCGATGTATGCACCTGCAAACATAGTTGCCATACCTATAATTGAGAAATAGGCTGCTATACCTGCAATTGCTAGAGAGGTAAGTAGGGCTAAGTAATTCAGGAATTTTAACATAATTTATAGGTAAGTACGTAACTTTCTGTAAAGTGTTTCAGAATCTTTTCTGTTCTTCTTTACATATTTAGATCGACTTCTAACAAGAGGTTGATCTGTAGCAACTGCCGCTCCTGTGGAGTTGACAGGTGCATCTTCTCTAAGGTCTTCGTACTTAATGAATTCCGCAAGTTGATCTGCTAACATAATGCCTGCTCTGTAATCACTAGGAAAATGTAAACCTGCAATTACTCTACCGAATGCACATATGTCAGCTGCATCTCGTAGTTCACTTCTGATCTCTGGATATAATTTACCATAGTAATTTGCGACCACGTAAGGTTGTACTGTATGACCAGAAGGATACGATGGTGTACTTGCTGTGTCTGTCTCATATCTCTTAAAGTCAATTCCCAAGGCCTCTGCTAATTGATAAGGTCTTGGTCTATTGAAATGATTTTTATAGTGTCTAATGATTGGTGTACATTGTGACTCTATCATTTCGATTGTGTCTTCATCGAAATCGTAGTTGTTGTCTAATAGTACTTCTTTGATGTAATATGATGCATCTTTATCACAATTGATATAATCAATCTTGTCTTGTTTAGATTGACCATCGTATTCTTTTTTGATTTCGTTTATCTCGTTCTTTGCTTGTGATGAAGAGTTTTTAGGTGGTGCAGGTAATACTATGTTCTGCCATCCATCATGGAAGATTTTAAGTTTTTCGTATTTTGCTCTCTTTAGATCACTTTGATCTTTGAATGTAAGAGTATCAACTTTTAGTATTTCTTCAATAAACATCTTCTGCTGTGAACAATATTTTGTCCTCTCCGATATCACCTTGATAGATCATAATACCGAATCCCATACTGTGTTCTCTAACGTTCACAACTTCTGTCTTCTCAGGATAAATTTTGATTTCTTCAATCTCATCAAAATTTTGTTTTATTTGTCTTCTTAATCTATAAGGTCTGTCTTCGTATAGTTTACCAACTTTAACACTCTCTGATATCATTTCAGGTGTAACAACGTCTGCCTCTTTTATCAATCTATAGAACTTTTCAAATAGATCATCCATCTGATCAGAGGTTAATGTTGTTTCTTCTTTAAGTAATGCTAGTGCTACTGCATACGAAGCGAATGCAGTCTTGCCAAATGGCAGTTTTTCTATAAGTTTTTTAAGGTTGAATACTAATCTGTGTAGTGGTGTGAGTGAATTCTTTTCTGCTTTTGTGAAAGGATTGTTTTCTACTGTGATGTTTGGATTGTCTGGATCAGGCAATTTCTTAATTCTATTGCCTTTTTTGTCTATAAAACCAAACTTATACGCCTGTGTCTTCTCAAAAGGCGTTGTCAACATCTTAAGAATTCTGAATACAATTAAACTATCTACTACTCTTCCTACCATACTTCTATTTATGCTATCTAAATGGTGCTGGATGAGAGAATCGAACTCCCGACCTTCTCATTACAAGTGAGCTGCTCTACCTGCTGAGCTAATCCAGCATCACAATTCTCTAAGTCTTTCGATTAGTATATTGTCTAATGGCACTTCCGCCATCCAGTCTTCTTTGATAAGACCGAGATAAATCAACATTGTTTTGATCGATGACCAGTGTGTTTTGTCTTTAATCTTAAAGTTTAACATTCTCATACATGGTTCAAAACCAAATACGTTGAATAAACAGATAATGTGATTGAGCATTAGACGCTCACGTAGTTCGCCATTCTCATGGTATCTATGTAATAATCGTTTTAAATATCGGAATCGGCGTAAATCTTCTTGGAAATCTTCAATGTCCTCACATTGAGGATCATCGTAATGCTTCATCGCATATGCATTAAAGTTTTTTGCTGTGAGTTTGTCAAATAGACCCATAATATAATAATGTTGTTTACACCTTTATATAGGTGTAGATGAAAAGGTTATTAACTTGTTAACCCTTTTTTATGTTTTTTAGCAAGTGTGGTAACAAGTTTTAACACACCTTTAAAATCTCTGGCAGATTTTCTTTCAACCTCATTTCCAGAGTCATTATCTACAACAGATATATCATAGGGAGGTTTACCGTTGTCGGATTTTGAACCTACAACTATGTCATATTGTCCTTCACCACCGAAGTCCATACCACCTGTATGATAACTAATATCACTCATGCCCATGTCGACTTTCTTGCCAACTGCTCTAGACATCACTTTTTGAATTTCAGACATTTCTTTATCATTAAAATCTGGTTCAGGTCTACCTGAATATTCTATGAGTTTTGATCGAATGTCTTCGAGTAGTTGTCTGCTCATTATACTAAAGCGCCGTAAACTTTATAAGAACCTGTGTCTAACTTTTCGTATCTAACGTTAAGTTCTACTACGTATTCTTCTTTTTCAATCTCATCGATTGGTGTATCAACTGTTTTACCAACGATTTCACCATAACGTGAGAAGTTTAATGAGAATTGACCTCTATCAGCACTGAAGTCTGCTTCGTCTGCTGATTCGTTTCTTGGGTCAGATGATGGAACATTTGATCTGAATAAACCTAATTGATTAAGTTTTGCTTCCATCTGAGCGACTGCTGCTTTTGGGTTTAAAAACTCAGCCACTGCAACGTGACCAAGTATAGCATTGATTTTGTCTTTTACAATGCTGTCTTCAATATCATGTGGAATGGCCTCAGAGGATAGACCAGCACCTTGGAATCCTACGATATTGTTTTCTTCTAAAAATGTTTTAAATGTTTTCATAATTTTACCTATGCGTTAATTGCTACTGCGGTACCAAATACTGCACCACCATCGATGAATAGTTCATCTGATGGATTCTTTTCTATATCTACTGAACCACCTGGTGCAATGTGCATATTACCGATTAACACATTAGCAGAAGTTTCTACTGAAACCAATCTAAATTGTGTGTCGGAGTTATATACTCTTACCACTGTAGAAGAAGCGAAATTACTTCCGTTTCCTGAACCTACTTGTAGTGCTTCGTGACCTGCTAGTAACTTATATCTCATAATTTAATTCTTAACTATCTGCTAATACAGTATCGTCATCTACATCAGGTGTTGCTACGTCTGAATCGTCATCAAAGTCTGCAACGTCTGAACCCATTGAACCTGAAGACATTGCGACTAATGTCTCCCACTGTACTCTTGAACCAACTGTTTTTCTTAACTGCCAACCTTCTGAAATAACACCAGCGTTTGCACCTACTTCAGCAGTATCTGCTCCATAAGTATTTGCTTTATCAGCAGTGTTAAGATATTTTGGTTTAGAAGCTTCGTTGTCTAATAATCCCCAAAGTGCCATTTTTACTTTCTCCTCTATTGATTTGCGACTTTCAATATTGCTTTAAATGCTTTATTGAAACTCGATTTATCTTTTTGTAGTAACTGAAGGTATT